ATTCTTTGTACGCCAAAGCTTGGAACTGAGTCACGGCTTCCGCTAATACGGGGTGAGTTGCACCTGACGCACCTTGGAAAGGTTCTGTTCGTTGTTCATATTTAAATCCTAAAAGATCTAATCCTTGTTTGTAAGCAGTCTCCCAATCTTTTCTGGAATTTTTATAGTCTTGAAAATTTTGATAAAGTTCTGTGCCTAGTCTTCCTAAAATATCTTCTGGTAAATGATCCGCTAAATTAGCATAATGATTTTGTTGACCTTCTACAGAAGCAATTGCAGGATCATAATTAATATCTACACTACCATCTTCGTTTTCAGTAATTTCAACTGGATCCCCTTGTTCAGCGATATCTTGTTCTTCTTGTAACTGTTCTTCTATAACAGCTTCCTCTGATGGTATCGTAATTGATTCCTTAACGTTTGGTAACGATTTGTCTATCTCGGCCATTTATTTTCTCCAATCGTACTGTTTTAACAGTATTATATTGTAAATTCAAGCCTTGTGGCTGTGGGCCTGATTTAGGTGGTATGGTTGTTGTTAATTTCTTTAATTTGATCATGTTAATATTTCTTGAGTAAACAAAGACCTTCTTTGTTGAGCTCTTGCCTTATCAATCTCAGCTTGTTTTTGTTCTATCTCTTGTTTTTCTTGTTTTAATTTTTCTATCTCACGCATGGTTGCTTTTTGCATAGGAGCAAGTGACATGAGTCCTTCATCTAATGGTTCTTCTAAAGAAGCTTCATAGGATTTTTCATAATTTAATTTTTTTTGAATTTCTTTTGCTTCAGGAGATAGTGCTGCATATTTAACTGCAGATTGATATAAAGGATCTAATCCAAAAAATCTTGTGGCTAATTCGGGAATAGATTTACCTTCCATAAATCCAACACCAGTATCATAAACACCATAACCTAATCCTGCTACACCAGCAGTTTTTAATGCTCCTGTTAAATATCTTCGTTTCATTAAATCTTCTGCAGTAGAAGAAATAATCTCACCTATACTTTTTGATCCTGGTACAGCTTCTGATCGTAATTCTCCTTTTAAAAATTGATCCATTATTTTTTTACTTTGTTCTTTTTGAAAGTTGGATCTACCTTTTCCTCCCATCTCTAAAAAAGACTCTTCTTTTCCTTCTATTCCTGCAAAAGTATTTTTCCAATTTCCTGCTTTTGGTTTTATATCCAAGGTATCTGGATCTACTTGATAATAACCAATATTTCCTTTGTATTCTTTTCCTAATGCAGCAACCGCTTCCTCTGCATTTCTTTTTGCTTTTGCATTAAGCTCCATAATCTTTCTTTTATTATTAGGGTCCTCTGCAATAAGCTGTTTTTGTTGATCTGCTATTTCTTGTCCTACAACATTAAAAGGTTGTAGTTTTCTATTCATGGTTCCCGAAATAACTCCGGTCATTTTAGTAGTTTGAGGAACTCCTTCCATAAAAGGATAAATGTGACTAAATTCTTTTCCATGACCCGCTTGTCCTGTAGGAAGTTTTCTAGATCCCTCTAACATAATAACTCCACCTTGAACTGGTTTTAATTTTTCTAAACGTCTAATGTCTTTTTCTCTTGGAGAAACTAATTTATGTTTTCCTTTTGCTCCTGGAACAATACCCGCTTCTTTTGCTCTTCGTAAATCGTCCCTAGTTAATAATCTTCCTTTTGTTTTTTTACCATATCCTTCTAAATCTTTTGCAGTTAGATCTGGATTAGATTCTATAATGTTTTTAATTTCTTCTATGCTTTTTAGTTCGTATTGATTTTTTCCCGTAGGATTTCTATTGTAGTCTACGGAACCACCCTCTGCTAATTCTATTTGTCTTAGACTTGGATCTTCCATACCAGGAAATTCTGGCATAACATTATTCATACCAGGAATTAATTCCGGCATAACTTTAGGACCGGTAAGACCTTTAAAAGATTCTTGTTGCTCGTCGCTAGAGTCTAGGTACTCGGAAACTTTTTGATTCCATGTAGATGGATCTCCAAATTCTACCATAATTAAATTCCCATCAAATAACTAAGGCCGCCATTTGCTTTACGAACTCTGCCGCCGATTGCATAACCATCACCGCCATCTCCAGCAGGATCTGCACCACTAGTAGAACTAGCTTCTCCACCGCTTTGATCACGATCTTCTGCAGCAGAATCAAATCCTCCAAAATCTCCCCCCGTATCTCCAGCTTGATCTCTGTCTACTGCGTCCCAGTCAATTTGATTATTTGCCATATTTGATTGTATATTAGAACTAATGATAGGACTAAGTACTCTATCTGCAAAATAACTTAATGCTTGTGTTTTTGCAAAAGTACCTAATCCACGAGATAGTCCTCCAGTCGCAATATCTAATCCTAATCTTCCTAGAGTACTAAGTGGATTTATATTTGAAAAAAATCCTTGCTGCCCAGCTATTTGATTAGCTTGAGCTGGAGCTTGATTGTTAATTGCATTTTGAACTTCTTCGGTAGAAACTCCTGTTACTGCAGAAATGGTATCTGCATCCATTCCTCTTTTTGCCATGTCACTAATCATAGAAGATTGTTGAGATGTTAGACCTAAACCTGTTCCATTCGCATAACCAATTCTTCCACCGATTGCATGATTAGGTCTTACACTTGCTCCTGTTACAGGTCCTCCTTGTTTAAAAGATCCACATGAACAAGTACTTCCTGTGTCTCCAGATCCTGCAGATCCACCGCTAGAATCACCATCATTTCCATATCCATCATTATCATCTCCAAATCCAGTATTACCAGTATTAGTATTAGTATTAGTATCAGTATTACTAGTATCACTTGAAAATTCATTTGGATCATCATACGCAGGTCCTAAAGCTGCTAGAGAATGTGCAGCATATGCTCCTGGATTCATTCCTATTCCCATTGTTCCTTGATTCGCTAAATTAGCATAATCTTGTTGTCTTTGTGCTTGAGCAACATTATAGTCTTTTTGTTGTTGTCTCATGTCTGCTTTGGTAGGAGCACTCATAACTCGATCCCTCATTTCTTTTATCTGTTGATCTGTCTTTCCTGAGGCCTTGTGAGCATTATACGATGCAGATCCAGGTGTTGCCCAGTTATCCGCTAAACTAAATACATTGTAGCCAAATGCATCTTTAATACCACTATTACCATAACCTAAACCATATTCAGAATATACATCTTTCTGTGCATCGGTTAGGCCAAGATAATCTTTTCCCATAGAAACTATCGTGCTTAAAATACCAGGCACTTGTAAATAATTATTAATTAATTCACCTACTGGTCCTACAGGTGTTAGTTGTTGTTGAATAGAACTTTGAATAGGATCAAATTGTTCTGGATCATTACCGCCACCTGTTGAAGTAGTTGGATAATAAGGAACAGCTTGTGTAGATGTTGCTGATCCAGGATTGGATATTTCATTAAGTAATTCTTTATATCGATCATAAACACTTCCACCTAATTGATATTTAGGTCTTTCAATTCCCATTAAATAATCTAAGCCTTGGGATACTCCTCCTTGTGCATTAGGAACTCTATCGGTAATATCCAATTTATTTAATTGTTCTTTTTCCGATAAATCTTTTTGAAGTGCTTTATATTCTTTTTTTAAATTATCAATTTTATCTATGGTTTGTTTGGCTGCTTCTTTTCCGCCTTTTCCTTCCATGTTAATGCTTCCTAGATAACCTTCTAGCCTACTTAATTTTTTTAAATATTCAGGTTTTAATTCAGATAATGTTTTTGCAGTTAATAATATTCCTTTAACAATAGATCCAGCTGAATAACCAGCTCTGCCACCTACTGCAAATTCTTCTGGCTCTTCTGGTTTCTTAGGTTTTAATATATTTTCTTGTTCTGCTTTTATCGCTTCTTCTGGAGACATAGAGCCTTTAGGTCTATTAACATCTGGTTCAAATTTAAATTTTGATTTTGCAAGATCTGCTGCTTCAGTAGAAGTTCTTAATTTAGAAAATTCAGGAATCAAACTATCTAATACTTCTAATGCATCTTCTCCATATACTGTTCTAAGTACTTCAATAGGTTCTCCTCCACCTTCTAATAAATCTTGTTGTAATTGTTTAGGTAGTTGTAATTTTCCTGATTTAATATCGGCAGTAATAATATCTCTAGCAGTCGCTCGTACCAATCCTTCATTATACATCTGTTTGGATAATCCTTGAGACTGTAAAGCATCCGTCATGATATCTTCTAACGTTTGACCTTTACCTTTGGTTAATTCTTCTAAACCCTTGCCGCTTGCTTCTAGCTGCTTGAGGCGAGATTCGAGGTTGCCCATCAATGTACCTGGGGCAGCTTTTTGTCCTTTTTCTTGAATCAAACTTTGAATCCCTTCTGGAGAAACTTTTTGTTTAGTTCCAAATTCAGTAACCTCTGCCATAGGTGGATTTAATTTATTATCTAATCTTCGTAAGTTGCCTTCAAAGATTAATCGTTCCGCGTCATTCATTTTAGGAACATCAGGAACAAGTTCTAACATTTCTTGTTTTGCTTTTTCTGCAAGTTTATCGGAAGCTGCTTCTATATTTAAATCTTTTTTAATGTATTGTTTAATTTCATTGTTAGGTAATTTAATGACATTGGTTCTTGTACCAATTGTTTTAGATAAAGCTGACTTGCCATATATCTTTTGAATTATTGCTAATAGTCCCTTCATAAATTAATAATACTCCCTTTTCGCTGGAGGAATAGGATCTTCCAAATAATCTTCTGGATGATCAATAAATCCCCCTTGTCTAAATCTCATAACTGCTTGTGTCATGGAGTCGACCAAATCGTCATGATCTCCATACGGAAAAGCAGCACACTCCTCAATGACCTCCTGAGCAAACGCCTTGTCGGTGGGCGCCCATATGCATCCACTCTCAAATAGAGGTGCAACTGAGTTAACCCTTGTATGCTTATCATTTCCTCTGGACGGTGTAAAGTTTATTACGGGGATACCCATTTTACGTAATTCATAGGTTAAAGGTAATCCAGATGCTTTAGATTCAATTAAAACAGTCTCAGGATTCCAATATTGATATTGTTCATATGCTTTACGTCTTAGTTCTGGAAACTCCATTCGTTCCTTAATAGCATCTAATAATATTAATTGTGGGCCTGAATCTTGGTTTAAATGAAATACTCCCCAAGTGGTAATAGCAGAATAGTCTGCAGATTCCTTTTTCATAAATGCGGTATCATAACTTTGGATGACGTGTTCTAATGGTGGAATATATTCCTTGTCCCATTTCTGCCACCATTCTCTTTTGATAATGGCTCCTTCTTCAGAAGTTGGATTTTGCATCCATTGTGCATTCCATTTTTGAACCGATAGAGAAGCTTTGACTCCTTCTAATTCATCTAGTTTCCAAAACTCTGGCCAAACAGGTTCACCACTTGGCATGATAGCGGGAAACTCAATAATGTCCCATTGATCTGATTTAACTTCTGATTGAGCTTTCAGTAACATTCCTGTTAGGTCTTTCGTATTCCATCTAGTCATAACCAAGACAATAGCTCCACCTGGTTGCAAACGCTGACGAGGACCTGATGTATACCATTCATACGCTCGTTCCATAGAATCTAAGTTAAGAGCATCTTGCTCCGAGTGTGGATCGTCAATGATTAACAAATCTGCACCACGACCTGTGATGGCAGAGCCAACACCTGCTGCGTAGTATTCACCGCCTTGTGATGTTTCCCATTTACCAGCTGCTTGTGAATCTTCTCTTAGTCTAGTTTCAAATACAGATTTATATTCTTCCGTGTCCATTAAGTTCTTTGCTTTACGACCAAACCTAACTGCAAGTTCTGTGGTGTGAGTCGATTGAATAATTTTTAATTTAGGTCGTCTACCGATCATCCAGGCAGGAAGTAGAAAGGATGCAAATTCTGATTTGGTATGCCTTGGTGGCATATTAATTATTAATCTTTTGATTTCACCTCTAGCTAGTTTATTAAATTTATCTGCAATCTTGGTATGATGTTTGCCTTCAATAAATTCTGGCCATACATGTTTAACAAAAGACATAAAATCATTTTGAATCTTATCTACTTTTTTCTTTTGATCATATTGAACCAGAGTTTTCATAAACTCTTTTCGTACATCCGGCGGTAATCTATTTATCTTTTCTAAATCTATCATTCGAAAAATTTTTCTAAAAAATTTTTTGTAATATTTTTTGGAACGTCATTTTGAATTTAACTCCTATTTAAGTCTAAATCAAGGCCTAAACCGAAGCTGTAGGGACCCCTTTTTATGTTTAATGATTTGATGTTAATAGATTAAAAGTAAATCGGGCTAGGCTTGGGACCTCTCTTATAAAGAGGAAGACGCTAGCCCCGCGAAGCGGGGCGCGCGTTGCTAGATGCTATCTTCTTTCTACCCCCTCGTTGTTGTTAATAGGTGTAATGGTTTTGGCTGTGTAGTCCTCGCCTCTCCAATTCTGATATGTTTCAGTAGTTACTTCTATTGGTGTCTCTAGCGCCTCGTGTCTAGGCGCAATGTTTCTACATTGGTCTGCATGTCTTGCAAAGAAATCATTCCAACATCCCATACTACAAAAATATTGCCATGGACCATTTTGATTCCATTGTGTTATTTTTATCTTTCTTGTTCTTAATACTTTGTTTCCTTTCACACCTCGCACTCTATCTTGTGTCTGATAAGTATGACAATGTGGACCATGACACCAATTATAACCGCTCATCTCTTTTCCTTTCTATTAGTCTATCAGTAATGTGTTGATTGTTTTTGTGCTCAATGATTTCATTCGTTCCTGTTATT